GGATAAACCATCGGGGAACCAGAATCACTGATAAACAGAAGAAAACTGGGCACCTGTGTTTGACACTAGGATTTAGAGGGTGTAGAAAATAGACCGCCAAAAGAGAGACCTCTTGGTTGTCCATCCACGGGGGGATCGACCAGAGTGGACTATCTCTAGCCACCGGCGTTGGTCTTTGGAAAACTCACCGCTTTCCGGAACCGGATAACATGTCTGGTAGAAAGACATGAAACGGCAGAAAGCGTGAGACCACATTGCACCACCGAGCCACAGACCTACCAATCTCGACATCGAGACTGATAAATCAGGGGGTGGATTTTCAGGGTACAGGAGGAGCTTGAACCACTCATCATCGGGTCTGTGTGCATGTTGATTTCGGTACGTAGTACCGAGAAGTTTAAACTGAGAAGGATCCTCAGTCACATCACACTTATCAACCCCTAGATTCATGGCTAGCGCATCGGAGTCAGACTGCGCTCGCAAAAGATCCACCTCCTGGCCTGACCTGAAAGCCGAGTCGTCACCTAAGACTTTCAGGGATTTAGCGGCAACACCTTGGCACTCAGTGATATATTTGACGACTATGTAATTGACAACACTGTCGATCAACTGAGTAAACCAGGTTCCAGATGGGACGCCCCGACGTTTGCGGAACATACGACCATCTGGCATCAAAATCGGGGTATTGATAAAATACCACACCATACCATCCCAAACATTTCGCCACTTCTGGCGATTTCTCTTGGACACGGGTTTTCCACGCCAGTGTTCCCAATCGATGTTCTGATGTAGGATATCGAATGCCACGCGGATTAACCAGCTAGGCACCGTGGAATCAAAAGATGAGAAGTCCAAACCGTGCAACTTCTCTCCGACTTTGGCATTCACCGCCCACTCGGTATACAAGCGCTGCGATGACTTCCCGCACAACATTGGTCCGTCGGGAAGCTTCATGAACTCATGGTACATAACCGGAGCCCACAAACCTTCAACCACCAACATCTCGGCGGGGTAGATCCAAGTCAACCTAGTTTTGGGAGTATCAATAGGTGACATATGCCCACGTTGTGCTGCCAAACACGGTGGGAACCGGATAGACCGGGGATCAAACGACTGTTTTCCGCCCTGTTTCATGCGATGGCCTAACCATCTGGCCTCAGTGTAAATCTGAGGCATACACTCGCCTTTACGCTTGCCGGGAAAAGTTACACCTGCGGAGGTGTCCGGACGAACGTACTGACCAACCTCATCCCAATCAAGGGGCTCATGCTTATAAGGTAGCTTAAAAGCTGAGCGGGCTGAAGAGATCGCTGACTTCATTGCAGATCTCTGAGTTCTGGATAAACCAGCAAATGGTGCGACCTTCTCGCCGAAGCGGAAGAGTGCTTTATACATGCCCTCGGTGCCTGCCGGCCTCCGGGTGAAACCGTAGATAGCGTCGTATCTATCTACGTCATGTTGCTTGAGCGCCATCCTGACCCAAGGGTCAGTATTGCCTGGCGCGTTGTACACAGAGTAGCCGCCGTAGCGGGCTATCTCCTCAAGCGCGGGGTACTTCACATACTCGGGCTGCCTCTCTTGTCTCCGGCGCGTGGAAGCGGACGCGTCGAACAAGAGCCTCGAATCAGGTAATAAACCATCCTCAGGGGCCAAGAGGTCGAGTGGGTCAATCTCAAAAGTGTCATCTTGCATAAACGTGCTTTTGTTGTGAAGGAGGAAAAGCCGGATCAAAGCGTTCAACCGGTCCAATTTCAGGAAGCCCGCCCTACCGGACGCTCGATAGCTTCTACTCCCCACAGTTTCCTCTTTCGATTCCACCGCAGTTTGCTAAACTCGCTTCGTCCA